CAACATGAGCGTCAGGATGGCGATCAGCCAGCAGTTTTGACTTTTTTGCGAATTCACGTGAGATCTCCTGCGTGATTTGAGATTGAGATTGCCGAACATCGGCAACGTGTTGCTCCTGCTTGGCCTGTGCCTGTGCAATCAATTGCTTTTCAGCATCCCAGGCCTTCTGGACACGGGACTCACCGATCTGAATTCCACACAGCAGCGCCATGGTCAACAGAAGTGCGTCAAAGATGTGAGACCAGTTGGCCAGCAAGAATCGATTTATCCAGTTCATGCCGCACCTCCATCCAAGGCCATCAGCTTGTGCTGATTCATGAGGCCAATCACCTTGCTGGCGTAGCCCGGATCAGTGGCATACCCAGCCTTGGCCAGCGCTTGTGCAAATGCCTCAGCCGTCAGACATTGGAAGCATGGTTGATAGCGCGGGTTTTGCTTAAGGAAGGCTGCGTGGTCATCAATGCTCTCTTGCCAGCTGGCGTACTTGCGCCACTTGGCAGGTACCACAACCCACTTGCCACGGATAAATTCCTTGGTCTGCAGGATCAAGGTCTCACCCCTCCAGCGGCTGTCTGCCTTGATGCCAAAGAGGTTCTTCCCTACCTTGGCCAGGCCAGACTCACCCCAACCGGACTCCAACGCTGCTTGTGCGATCGTGATGCTGGCGAACACGCCTGTGCGCTGGGCAGTGGCCTGTGCAGAAGAGCCGATAAGCGCGATGAATTCAATCGGTTTCATAGAAGCTCCTTCACATCTTTGGCCACCTCATCGATCGAATCGTCACGACGCTTGTCGATAAAGGCAAAGGTCCAACGAACCATTGCCCATCCCGGCAAGCAGCACGCAAAGATCAATCCACCCAAGGCACAAAGTCCCATGGTGGAAAACGCCCAGTGATTCAGTCCGAAATGCTCGACAGTGAACGCGCCGCCTCCAATGCTAGACACCACCGTACTGATCAAGCCGACAGCCCATTCACGTTTGTTTCGCGGCGGGGTCATCAGCATGACCACCACGGCGGCCAAGGTGGCTCCGCTGGCAACTGCTGCCGCCGTTCCGCCGAAGGCCTTGTAAGCCACAGCGGCTCCAGCAACACCACTACTTGTCGGTTCTGGCATTCGTTTCTCCAAAAAGAAACCCGCCGGGATTGCTCCTCGGCGGGTAGTTAAAAAATCAAGTTCAGATCAGAATTGATCGGCGGTATGCACCAGCGCGTTCTCGGCCACGCAAGTCAATTCGACCTGCTCAGCCCTGGGCTTGACGCTCATGACGCGCGCCAGCTGTGACCAGGACTGCCCGATACCAAAAGCAAAATGGGTTCGCTCACGGTCAGCACTAACCTGTGGTTCAAAGCCGGGCTGAATTTTCAGGATGGCATGAGCAGCAGTTGCCCCCTGCGTGACCTCAATGGCATCGGAGACCGAGCCATCTGGCTTTCGCAGAACCAGGTAGTGAACGGCTCCTAACTGCCAACTCAGCGACTCAGAACACCGCACAGTCCTCGTTTGACTGTCCCAGCTCAAGACCTCTCCACTCAAACCCCATCGCGGAATGTCGTGACTGAGCGCAATCAAATCTCCATAGGTTGGAATCAAACCTTCCAGCTCCGTGCGGAAGGTCACGATTCGTCGGCGATATCGATTGGCCGCCGCGATGTATTTACCCTCTCGAACGCCCTGAGCCCTATCGGTACAGCCAAACAATCTCACGCGAGCAGGCTTGACAGCCTGGGATCCAGGCAACGCCACTGTGAACTCGTCAGGCTTCCAGCTCTTGGAGTTGACGTATTCGATCGTGACCGCATCCGCTGTCGCATCGCCTGCCATCAGGTACTGAATCTTCAAGCTGTTGCGCACGATATTTCGTGCAGAAAAGAGCGCTACCGGGATGGTCTTGGGTTCATCGCGAACGATGCGAACAATCCCGCCTTGCAAAAACGGTACGGCACGCCCAGCCCGGGCGATCTGCCCCAAGGCGTCCCACACCGTCTGGTTCTGATCAAACACTGCATTGAAGGTATCCCCTCGAGCCGACCACACCGCATCCAACCGCGCCAAAGCTGACAAGTCCAATTGCCGGTCAGGCAGACCTGCGCCGTAGCTGGACTTAACAGCATCCGCGAAGGCCCAAGCAATCGAGCGGGTTGGTTGCGGTGCAGACCATCCAGAGCTTGAACTCCAACTTGAGAGCTTGCGCGTCACCAGGCAGTTGACCAACCGTGAGGAACGCTGTGACAAGTTGTCGGTAGCGCGCATCCTGAGCGCCAAGTAAGTCAGATCAGTGGGCAGTTGGGATCCAGCCAAATAACCCTTGGCTTGCCCCCAACGCAACTCATGACCAGCCCGATTACTGGTATCCCGTGCATCAAGGCGCTGCAGGCGGATCTCATAACGCCCAGGTGTCACCGAGTACTTGAACGACAGGCGCTGCGCGGTATTGGTAGCAGCTGAGTAGGTCTCGTCTGCCAAATGAAGCCAACCCGAGATGGCGTCCCCATCATCGTTGATGCTTCGCACCTCAACCCGCCACTGCACCGATCGGCTTTCCAATGCACCACTGTCATTGGCATAGTAGAGACCGCGCAACATCACCACATCGACACCGACCTGATTGATCTGTGTACCCACCGGATTTAGGGCAAAGGGGCCAACGATGGCTCCGGTATCGCTAACAGCAATCAACTCCTGTCCCGAGACCTCCGGGGCCGTAACCACATCAGGATTGAACAATGTGTTCTGGCCGCCTGGCTCAATCACCTGCGCTTGCACCTCCGCGAACGAGCTGATCGGGCTGTCATCAATAGACAACTCCTCAAACTGGAACTGGCCTACACCGATGACATGCAGTTGATGGAGATACTCTTCATTGTTCTCGTATTCCGTATAGGGCATGGTGGCCAGATCTGGGTACACCAGATGGCGGCCATAGATCACAGGCACGGGTTGCGCCAAGCGTCCATAATTACCCCGCGCTTGCAAGGAGTACGTCGGGCTGGGGGATGTGGTGTTGGCCGATGCCGAGGGCAAGGCCTGATTTGGCAACGGCACCAGGGCATTGACAAGTACAGAGCCCGTCACTGCAATCGCAGTTGACGCCACCGCCGTCGCTAGCGTGCCTGAATACCCCATTGACGCAGCCAGAGCGCCGCCATACGCATTTGCGACGACCAGCACGGCGATCATGAGCACGGTTCTCAGCGGATTCTTGCCGCCACCTCCACCGCCTTGCGGCAGTGTGACCAAAGCTACGACGTCTCCTGCATCTATCGGCGTCACCGCCCTATGCGCCATCAGTACCGGCTGCCCGTTTTTCAGGATCAAGGTGGGCTGGTCGAGTTCAACGCCATCACGAATCATCCACTGTGCGATCGTGGGCGATCCAAACACATGGCTCACCTGCCGATCACTGGGCTCGAACGGATTTCGCATCCAAATGACCAGTCCAGGACTGGGTAGGCCTGACATGCAAGTGCTTGTCATGGCGATTCCTTCCATCGGTAATACCCCTCCACCTGCCAGCCGTGACTGGCCAAAGAAATCAGTTGCTGAAACACCACTCCAGCCTGCTGGGCACAGTGCAAAACACCGCCACCGTCTGCCTCGACCCATACGCCTACATGAACAGGGTGTCGGGACTGACGCATCAAGACCGCATCACCCTGCTGTGGCACATCGACCACAGCCCAACGTTGCCTCTCCGGGTGCGTTTTGAACGTATGAAGGACCGTCCGAAGATTCAGTGCATCCACCGGGATCACAGGCAATTCACGACTGAAGTGCGTCTTCTGGACCCAAAGAAAAAGGCCCCAGCAGTCAAATGACTCGGGGCCTCTCTCACCTGCAATCCACGGACGACCGATGTATTGGATCGCCCAACTTGGCGAGTCTTCTTTCGTCATCGTGCTAATCCAGGGAACTCAGTTGCGGTGTACAGGCGTGACGGGAAGGTCTTGTTGCCAATGTCAGCCATCCGTGCCTTGGCCGTGACCCGCTGCACGTCCGCCTCCACCTCGGTGATCACCAACGTGATGGGCGGATCCATCTGTGGGCCACTCAAATCGTTGGAAAGGTACGGACGGTAGGTCACTTCAATGGGTGACTCCGAAACTGACGCCTCATCCAAGTGCTTCACGATCTCACGGGTGACGTTGTCCAGGGTGATCGCAATTTCCGGAACAGGCGCAATATCTACCGGCGGCAGATCCAGCTCAAATCCCATGGCTACAAACTGAACCTGCTGGCCTGCATTGATTGGCGCTGACGCCTCAAGCCTTGCAAGCAAGTCTTGCTGATCACGAACCACGCGGATCGCGGTCGTATTACCAGTATCGTCTCTAAAGTCCGGGTGCCGGATCTCCAAGGTATGCAAAATAACCACGTCGTTGGGCGCACTGGCATATGCCTCACGCAACGCTGCTGAAAGAGCTTGATCAGGCATTTGACACCTTGATGGGAATGACTTTTCTGGAAGCTGATTGATTGGCTTTGGCATCGAATCCAAAGACGTCAGACCTGGCTTGCGGCAGATCCCCTTCGATGCGATGCACAGCGCAACCCGTCAGATGTTCGATGGCAGCCACAAAAAATGGCACATGATCCGAATACGCGTTGTCGCAGGCCGCTGTCCACAACGGTCCTTCCAAGAACATGCAAGCGCCCTTGCAAGCTTGAAGCACAGGGCAGCCAAGACACTCTGACCGTTGAGACCAATGCGTCGAGGTGTCGAGTGCCACATCCGACAACTTAGAAATATGCCCGATGTGATGCGACTGACCGTTAGGCGCAATAGACACCGAACTCACGTTCTGACAAGTAAGCACACTGCCCATGAGATCGACGGCGATCTGGTCAGGACTGTCCATCCCGCACTTCTGACCCAACACGCTGGCCGGACGTCTCTCCAGAATGCTTCGAGCCCACTCCCGCATGCGGGAACGAGCAATATCGAGATGAACAATCCGCCCACGACGAATTTCATCCAGCGATTGCCTGCGAAATTCGAAAGCCTCCTCATTCGATTGAAGCGAGTTCGCGAGACCCCCCGCATCGTAGGGATCAACGAAGGCTCCCTCGCCGATCGAAATGGTCGGATCGCCAGTCAACTGCAAGAAGTACTTGGCAATCTCTTCTCGACTGGTGTTCGTGCGATGGACCATGGCATTGAACGAGATTCGCCCCTGGGGAGAGAGCCGCTTGTAAAGATCCAGAATTCCGGCGCGGCTGGATTCGTCTGCCAGAGGATCTGGGCCACGAGCAGATTGACCTGGACCGTCGTGGCTAACGCCCACACCAAAGCCCAATGCATCCAGCCATTCATTGATCTCCGGATTCAGCAAAGAGCCATTGGTGACGATGCCAAATGATGCTGACGGATACCGCTGCCTGAGCGCCTCAGCCAAAGGGCGCAGGGTCTTGATATAAACCAACGGTTCGCCGCCCCAAAACTCAATACGCTCGGGTGCTTGGTCGAGACTATCCTCAAGCAGCCTCAGAAATTGAGGTACGTCTGCTTGCGTGGTCTCTTGCGCATGAGGAACAAACCTTTGGCTGCAATAGTCGCACGAGTAGTTGCACGACAGACCAAGCTGAATCTTCAGCACTTTTGGATTGGTCTTTCGACCAGGATGGGTCAGGCTAACCGCTTCAATGTGACCGACTGTCCATGATTTTTCAATGTAGGCCAGTGGCCAGGGAGTAAGGTTCTCGGCCAGAAGCTCACTGGTTTGGTTGTCGTAAATCAGCTGGACTGGCTCATTGGCGCGATTGCGCGCGTGCAAAGTAAATCTGGCCATCATGCACCTGCACTTTGCGTTGCCGATTCATCGGCAAATGCCTCTGGGCAAGCCTGGCGGCAGACCTCCTGCGCACTCTGATGTGCGAACTTGGCCAAGTGATATTCACGGCGGGAGCGGATGCGCTCACCATCCATAACCGTCACAGTGAAAAAGACATGCTCGTCATCAACGAGCTCAATAGTTTTCTCAATCAAGGTCATCTCCTGCCCAGCTCATAGCCGGGTGTATAGCTCTGTGTAGTTGTGGGAGGCCACGCGGAAGGTAACGACCAACAGGACGCGCCCCCCACTGGGGGCGTTGAAGGGATTGGTCTCGTGCCATATCCGTGAGGGATGCAAAACAACCAACCCAGGAGTGGTTTCGATGTATCGAACCTTCTCCCAAAACGGAAACCCCGCCATCGGGCGGGGGTCCTGTAAAAGCAGCTCTCCATCTCCGACCGTCCAATCACGGTCCTCAGGAGGACTTCGCTCTCGGCCACAGTCGAGGTACAGGCAAAGAACGTGGTCACCCGTATGGTGATAGTGCGGCTGAGCCCGCATCCCCTTTTGGTAGCAGACAGGAATGCAGCGCGCAAGCACATCGAGTTCACTTGCATTCCTGACCCCGTGAGCCTCTTGCAAATAAGCGCGGTAAGTCATATCAACCCACTTTTTGAACTCAAACCAGACAGGTGGGGCCTGCATTTCATGCTCTGGCAAAAAGAGGTTCAATTGGGTGCGCAATTTCACTGGCACATCAGGCATTGCATGTCGCGGAGGATGGGCCTTGTGATTCTTGAAACGCTCCGTCGAGAACGTCTTCAGCTCATTGATCTGGTCCGCTGTGAATGGCGACGCTTCATGCAGGACAGGCGTACTCCATAAATGCTCAATCATGGGTAACCTCGCATCCAAAAGAGACTGCAATGCGCAGCTCGTTGCAATACCGGGATATCGGTCGAGCTGCGTGTGTTTGTGTTCCGTTGAAAACAACCAGACGATTGGGCTTGATCAAGGTACAAGCACTCACCTCGCCTT